GTCTCTTTTTTTATCTAAATAACTAAATGGAGACCTGTTGAACTAATGGCAAAACTCTGGGCAAATCAAATATCTAATAGAAATTTCTTATCTCCTGTAGGATTTAAGTTTGCTATATCAAAAATACCAAAGGCAGATTTCTTTGCCAATCAAGCAAATATTCCTGGCATTGATTTAGGATTTGCAGTACAACCAACTTACTTAAAAGATCTTCCAGTTCCTGGTGATAAATTAACTTATAGTGATTTCAATTTAAGATTTCTTATTGACGAAAATATGGAAAATTATCTTGAAGTTCATAAGTGGTTAAGAGGATTAGGATATCCTGCTGATGTTAATGAATTTGCTACATTAAAAACTGATGATAGATATTTTCCAAGTCCCAATTCAAAGAGTCCATATAATGAATATTCTGATGGATGTTTGTACATATATAATAGTTCGTTTAATGTAAATATGAAGATACATTTTAAAGATGTATTTCCTGTCAGTTTATCTCCTGTAGAGTTTGATGCAACAATGACAGATATAGATTATGTTACGGCCGAGGTCGTCTTTAAGTATTCTATATATGATATAGAAGTGGTTACTTAATTTATGAATCTTGATGAAATTCAGTCGTTATGGAGTGAGGATTCGAAGTTAGACCCAGATAATTTACATACTGAGTCTACCAATATTCCAGCACTACATGCAAAATATTATAGAATCTTAAATCGAATAATTCTCCTTAAAAAATCAGAGGAGAACAAATTCAAGGTATTAAAGAAAGAGAAATGGCAATACTATACTGGTAAAGCAGATCCTCAAGTCTACACTGAAAAACCTTTTGATCATAAGGTTTTGAGAGCAGATGTTGATAAATATATGGACGCAGATGAGGATTTAATAAAACAGTTATCCAAAATTGATTACTACCAAGTAATGGTTACTTATTTGGATAGTATTCTGAAAAATATAAACAATCGTACATTCCAAGTTAAGAATGCGATTGAGTGGCAAAAATTTATTAGGGGTTACAGTGACTGATATTACTATACGAAAAAAGAATGAAGTGTATGTGACTGTGAAAACAGAACCACATATCAATCAGGAATTGTCAGATCTTTTTACGTTTGATGTTCCTGGTGCTAAGTTCATGCCACAGTATCGTAGTAAGTACTGGGATGGTAAGATTCGTTTATTCTCTCCTGCTACTGGAGAAGTATATGTTGGGTTGGTAGATAAGATTGTTAACTGGGCAAGAAAGTCAGAGTATAGTTTAGAGTTTGAGGATAATAAACATTATGGTACTCCCTTTGAAGAGAATGCAATAATAAGTCGAGAAGGAGTCAAAGAATATATGACTCGTATCTCAAGACACAAACCAAGAAAATATCAGGTAGATGCTGTATATGATGCACTAAAATATAATCGTAAACTTCTTGTATCACCTACTGCATCAGGAAAATCATTAATGATCTATGCTGTAGTAAGATATTTTGTAGAGACTAAAAAGAAAGTATTACTAGTTGTTCCTACTACATCCCTAGTAGAACAAATGTTCAAAGACTTTGAAGACTATGGTTGGAATGCTAAAGATTATTGTCATAGAATATATTCAGGAAAGGAAAAGACGAATGAATTCCCAGTTACTATTACTACTTGGCAATCTATTTACAAATTAAAAAGACCATTTTTTAAAGACTTTGATGTTGCGATTGGAGATGAAGCTCATCTGTTTAAGTCAAAATCTCTTGTAAGCATTATGACAAAGATGGATAGTGCAAAATATAGATATGGGTTTACTGGTACTTTAGACGGTTCACAGACGCATAAATGGGTATTAGAAGGATTATTTGGACCATCATACAAAGTAACTCAAACAAAAGAACTTATTGATAAAGGTCATCTATCTAAATTACAAATTCGTGTTCTTCTTATGAAGCACGACGCACAGAAATTTGAGACCTATGAGGATGAGTTACAATACATTATAGGACATCCAAAAAGGAATAACTTTATTAAAAATCTAGTATTAGATTTGAAAGGTAATAGTCTTGTTCTATTCAGTCGGGTTGCCACACATGGTGAAATATTATACGAATCTATAAATAGTTCGGTAAAAGGTTCTCGAAAGGTTTTTTATGTCCACGGTGGAGTAGAAGCTGAAGAAAGAGAACGAATTAGAGAGATTACTGAAAATGAAAAAGATGCAATTATTGTTGCCAGTTATGGCACTTTTAGTACTGGGATCAACATTAAGCGGCTGCACAACGTCATCTTCGCCAGTCCCTCCAAGTCCAGAGTCCGTAATCTCCAATCAATTGGAAGGGTTCTCAGGAAAGGTGACGGGAAATTAAAAGCAGTTCTGTACGATATTGCTGATGACATTAGTTATCAGCATAGAAAAAATTATACATTAAATCATCTTATTGAAAGAATTAAAATTTACAACGAAGAAAAGTTTAACTATGAAATAATACAAGTTAGTTTAAAGGAAAATGGATAAAGAAGAATTTCACGCAGTATTAAAATTAGTTTCTGGGGAAGAAATATTCGCTAAAGTTTGCCCATGCGAAGAAGAAGACAAAACTCTTCTTATATTAGAGTCGCCAGTTATATTTGAAATGGTTAGCATACGTCAAGCAGGAATACAAGCACTTAAAATTCATCCTTGGCTTAAGATGAGTGATGACCCCGTTTTAGTTATGAACATGCAAAATGTAATGACAATGACGGAAGTAAATGATAAACACATGATAACATGTTATAATAAATTTTTAAGAGATAAAAATAGAGTTTCTAATGAAACAGATTTAAATCCAAATATGGGTTTCTTATCTTCTATATCTGATGCTAGAATATTTCTAGAAAAGCTCTATAAATCTAATGATAATAAATCTAGCTAATATATCCCTTGAACCCTGACAGAGTTATTCTACTGATATTTTATTACCTTGTCAAGGGCTTATAATTATGTTATAATAAAACCACTATCCATTAAGGGAAGAGTATGCAATGCCAAGAGGAAAACGTAAATCAGAACATTATGTAAATAACAAAGAGTTTCTTGAAGCAATTGTTATATACAGAAATAAGTGTATAGCAGCAGAAGAAGCAGGTGAACCAAGACCTCGTATCACGAATTATCTTGGAGAGTGCTTTCTTAAGATAGCAACTCATCTATCTTATAAACCAAATTTTGTTAATTATATGTTCCGTGAGGACATGATTTGTGATGGTATTGAGAACTGTGTTCAGTATATAAAGAATTTTAATCCAGAAAAGTCTTCCAATCCTTTTGCATATTTTACTCAAATCATACATTATGCCTTCCTTCGTAGAATTCAAAAAGAGAAAAGACAGATGGATATAAGAGCAAAGATTATTGAAAGATCTGGATTCGATGAAGTTATGAGTGCAGATGGTGATTATAGTGCTTCTGACTATAACACAATCAAAGAAAATATACAATCTAAACTTTATTCATGAAAATTGCTTTAATAACTGATACCCATTACGGAGCTCGTAAGGGGAGTAAGGTCTTTCATGATTATTTTCAGAAGTTTTATGATAATATATTCTTTCCTACATTAAAGGAGAGAAAAATTAAACATGCAATTCATTTAGGAGATTCATTTGATAATCGTAAGAACATAGATTTTTGGGCATTGAATTGGGCAAAGGAACACGTATATGATAAGTTTAAAAAGTTAAAGGTAAATGTACATACTATAGTTGGTAATCATGATGTTTATTATAAGAATACGAATGAAGTCAATGCAGTAGATTCTCTATTGGCATCTTACAATAATGTTATTCGATATACTGGTGCAACGGAAATAGACATAGAAGGATTTAAAACATTACTTCTTCCTTGGATATGTCAGGATAATTACGAAGAGTCTATAAAAGCAATTAAAAATACAAAGTGTAAGTCTGCATTTGGTCATTTAGAATTGAATGGATTTCAATTATTTCCTGGAATGGTTCAAACAAATGCACATATGAATATGGATGTTGGTGTATTTGAAAAATTAGATGTAGTCTTTTCAGGTCATTATCATACAAGATCTAATGATGGTAAAGTATTTTACTTAGG